ATCTGTAGTAAATTTTACTCTCTTTATTCCTCCATTTACGGAAAGATCTACATAGACTACTGTTTGTGCTGGAAGAGTTAGGCTGCTTGTTTTTGAATTTCCAAAAACCAAAGTAGTTGTAGCGGCTTTATAGCCTGAAACAGAATACCCTTTACTCTTAGCATATCCTAGTAAGGTTGATCGTTGGGTAGCGGTTTGTAAAAAAGATTCATTAGCAACTCTATCTATATAATAGTTTGCAATATCTCCCATGTATGCAACAGCTTCAATAATAGCAACTCCAATGTCAGCTGGGTCATTGCCCGACCAAGAAGGAAGGTTTGCTTTTACTCTAGCTATAAGGTCTGTACGTAAAGCGTAAAAATCTCTACTAGTGTAATCAATAGCAATTGGTAGATTACTAGATGCCTCTGTCATGCTGTCTCCTGAATAATTGGTAGGTTTCCTGAAATTCTTACAAATCCTATAGAGGTCTCAACTTGTTCATCATTTGGTAGAAAATAAGAAATTGAAATTGTAAGCTGTCCTGTGGTGTCTATGTCAGAAACAATTACCTCATTTAAACGTAAAGTAGGTAACCAATTAGAGAACGCTCTTGCTACGTATGCATTTACACTGCTTTTTGCAAATGTCTCAGTATTCCAAAAAACCTCAGTTAATTCATTACCAAATTGTGGAAACATGACTCTTTCTTGAAAAGAAGTACTAAGCACTGAGCGCACTTTATTTGCCCAAATATTTTTGTGGTCAACAGTGGTGGCTATTGTTCCATTTGCAGAAACTTTAAATGGAAAAGATAAGCTAGTTTCAGTAAAAGTAACTGGTAAAATCATGCTAATTTCCTCCAAGTGTAGTCGTCCACCTAGCAGGGGTTCTATTAAATCCCTGATTAGCTTCGCTTATAATAAGTTCCGACTGTTGTAATTTAGTAGTCTCTGTTTGTAATATTTGCGCATCAATCTCTAAAACATGTCCTGAATTAACAATACCAGTAACTGTAGGTTTTGCCTGTCTAAAAGAGTACTCTTGATTGGTCCCAGTACCGTCTGTTAAAAGACTTAGCTTTACTTTGTAAAATCCAGTAAGACTAAACTCATGGGTTATTTCTTTTACAACCCAATACCCATCTGTTAATTTGCCTGTATTTTCAATGTATACAATACTATAAGGTTTAAGCCTTGGATCACCTTTTGCAGTTGCATGTGCAGGTAGGTTAAACCTTGCTAAGTGAGCCGCTCCCTCAGCTGCCGTTTTAGAATCTAAATCATTATGAACTACCTGATCACTTCTAAATTCTGAAAAATAAACATCGCTAACATTAGACCGTAATTTTTCACCTAGATCTTTAGGGTTACTATCAAAGCCTGTAGTAGACCCTGTTATAGGGTCTACTCCACCCATGTGTTTAATAGATCGGTAGTTTGTAGATCCCTCAATAAGTTCGCCATTTAGTACTTTAAAATAATCTAATGTTTTACTTGGATCATCTGTAAAACCTGAAATAGTTGGGTTTGACCAATTTAAAATAGGAGCTTCTGAAACTAGCTGGTTTATTAAACTATCTATAGGTCTAAAAATTAAGTTAGTACCTTCTACGTATACCCCATACCCAATTTTATTGGCATGTTCGTTTATCCATTCCCAATAAGAATGCCCGGCTATTATTAACTGATCAAATTTTCGTGAGTGCGATTCACCAATAAAGTTCAGCCCAAATTCCTTAGCTAACTGAGACACTACATCTGTAATAGTTACATTTGTAAAAATTCTTACTGTTCCTTCTTTTAGTACAAAAGAACTTCCTATGCAGTAAACTTCTATAGGTCTTATTTTTGGCGTAGTAGGTACGTTAGAAACAAACGAAACATACCCATACCAAACTTTTGATAGGTGACCTTGAGAATAAGAAAATTTTACAGGAACACCTGTTTTTAAATTTTCAAACCAAAAAGAATTTGAACTAAAAAATTTAAGAATTAAAATATCATGATTGTTTTGTTTTTGTATTAATTTAACATCTTTTGGAATTTTTTTTATAGAAGGAATAGTAGGGAACTCAACATAATAACGTGCGCTTTTGTTAAGCTTTAAAGGAGTAGGGCTACGCATTAGGCACCCTAATTATTGTTCCAGGAGCAATGCTTTGTGGATTTAGAATTTCAGGATTTATATCCATAATTTTCCACCATAGGGTAGAAGACCCAAGAAGTTTATAAGCAACTAGATCAGCACGGTCATAATCAGTCCATACATACGCAAAGAAGGAGTGACTTGCAGAAGGAAACTTCCTATAAACAGAAATGTTAGACTGGTTTAATCTAGAATCATTTCCGTAAGAAATAAGACCAGTTGCATATCTACTATCTGTATAAATCATTTACTACTTTTCCTTTTTATATTAACGCCCATTAGGATTTACTTTACCATCCATGGTAAGTTTAGCTGAATCAATGTACCTTCCAAAGGCAAATGAAACATTTGTAAATATAGGAACCATTCTTTCATCAAATAGTACATGAGAAACGTTAATCTGATTAACAGTTCCCATATACCTTAAACTAGTTCCTAAATGAAGTTCTACTGGACCGCTCATAATAAATCCTATGTCTGCAGTTATACCATCACTTGAGTTTCTTTCATGAAAATAAGATGGCATTCCGTGCTTTAAAACAGCCCTAAATAAAAACTCTAAATCATACATTGTTCCTTTTCTGTATATTTCTAGTTGTTCATCTTCTTCAGGTTGTCTTGGAGAATACAGATTTGAATTTTTATATTCTTTAGCAATTTTACCAGTATCCTTATCATAATATTTAAAATCATGCATTCTATTAATAAGAATGTTAAAACTTATAGTAGAGTTAACATTCTGCCCACCTAGAGCATTAAACGGGTCATTACCGCTTGCTAGATAATCTATGCTTACTCCAAGTTGACCTTGATAAACCATATCTATAGACGCTGGATTGTATAAAAATTGAAAAGCGTAAACATTATTCATAAGCTGTGTAAGCGATATATTGCCACCTGGAAGATCTCCTGAATCCCCCTTCGCAGCAATTGCTTCTTGGTACGTTTTTTCTAACCAAGGTTGAATCATGCCTTTATTTGAAGTTCCATTTATCCATAATTGAGAAGCATTAGTTACTGCACTAGGTGCATTACTGTTACTATAAGCAGTTAATTCTTTTAAAAAGTTTGACTTAGTTGATAAGTAAGATTCTTTAACACTTCCTACATTATATTTAAAGTTAGCAACTGCATTTGTGTTCAGTGTTCCATCAGAGTTTTGAACAAGATTAATCTTTGGCGCTTTTGGATCATTAATAATAGCATTGTTTTGTGCCAGCAGCCTTCTTTTACCTGATAATGTTTTATTTCTATTGAGAATTCTTTGCTGAGCCAGCCAACTTAGTTCAAAACCAGGCTCTCTTAAATCTGTTATAGGAAAGTTTACTTTATCCCCAGTTGCTCTATTATATGGAGATGTCCCCATAGTTTGTGAATTTGCAGGATTTAATCCTTGTCCATATTTTGGTAACCATTTTTGTATATATACAGTTGTGGGTGTTTGCCCTATGTTACTAAAGACAAATCCACAATAATCTTTAAACTCTTTTGAAGTTTTAACAAAGTCTTTTCTTACAGGATGAGTTATATTATTTGATCTACTTGTTATGTTGATTTTCCAATCTATTAAAACAAGATCCCATCTTGCATCAGTATAGAGGTTAAAAAGAGATTTATATTTTGTTAGTACCGCAGCATCTGTTTTATTTGCTGCAACTAGAGTAGCAATCTCAGCTTCTAATTGAATTACATTTTCTTGAGCTTCAAATACATCTTCGGCGGTAATTACGCTGTTGTCAACCATTATACCCTACCCATATTTGAAAGTAGCGTTTCTTCTTCAAGATATGCCTTAACTTTTCCTGCAAAAAACTTAGCCTCAGCATCTGTTGCTTTTCCAATAGTTAAGTTTATTACTACATTTGGTTTTGATGACCCAGTTTGTGTCCCACCTAATAAAGGATGAGATTGACCAGATGAACCACCCACAGTTAAATAGTTTGTTGCGGAACGACTAGAAGCGTATGCTCCTCCTGAAAGAGAGTCTACACCAATACTAGAAGATGTTCCACCGCCACCAGTACCTCCTGAACTATAGTAATTAGCACCTGTACTGCCTGAAACAACTCCATTTGAAGAACTAACTGCATTTGAAGCAGTTAGAGCAATAGGTCTAGGTTGAACTGAGCTATCTGATCCAGCATCTCCTCCTGTGCTTCCACCAGAATCATTTGATGAAGAAGTAGTGTTTCCTGAAGCTTCTCCATTTATATAATCATGAGGATTTACACGTTGACCATTGCGCCAAACTTCAAAGTGAAGGTGTGGACCATCACAGTTAGTTCCAGTTCTACCACTCTTGCCAATAGGGTCACCTTGCTTTACACTTGTTCCATCAGCAACATCAAAGGAACTTAAATGGGCATACCCCGTAGAAAAAGTTCTATCTTGACCATTTCCTGTATACCAAAGTCTAATGTAGTTACCTACTTCAGAACCTGAATGGTTAGGAAAAGTATGAACAATTCCATCATGTGCTGCAACTACTTGAGTTCCTTCACCAACATCCCAGTCCAATGCTTTGTGAACTCCACCATTCCAACGGTCACCTTTGACACCGTACTCTGTAATAACTCTTCCACCTTTAACAGGTTTGATACAGGTAAATCGTTTATTAGAAACTTGTTTTTTTCCATTTGTAGCACTGCTGCCACCTGTTGAAACAGAGCTAGCTCCTGATCCTCCACTACCACCACCAGCTCCAGCATCGCCAGCAACAACAGTAGAAGTGTCGCCACCACCCCGTGAACTACTGGTGTAATTCCCATTTAAACTGCCCATTCCTCCCATACCACCTGATGCAAAAGCAGTGCCCATAGTTTGACTGCCACCGCCAAATAGAGCTGAAACTGCTTGTATAAATCCAGAACCGGCTCGATGCCCAGTAAACGTATCAATACTTGATTTTAAAAAGCCAAATGAAGCAGCAAGATCTCCAGCCATATCATTAAGAGTTGTAAGACCATCTACTGCCGCATCAACACCTGTTTTATAAGAGCCTTCGGCTTTTTGCATTTGTTTAGTATCAGAAGAAGCAAGTCTATATTGAGAAAGCATAGGGTTATCTTTAGCTAACTTATCCATTTCTTCTGTATTACCAAAGTCAATGCCCTTACCAGTATTGGCTTTACTCATTAAATCTTGCAAAATCATTTGTTGCTGAGTATCATCCAACCCTGAGCCAGCCAAGCTTACTCCTAAACCACCTTGATGA